CCGGCGGGTGCGACTCCGGCTCGATGTGCGTCTCGCACATCGGCCACAGGTCCCGCCCGGCCAGAAGGGTCCGCAGTTCCCCGACGGCAGGGTCCTTGCACGCCGCGTAGGTGCATTCCTGCGCGGTCGCCGGCTTGATCTGGAGCCTCATGCGTCCCGCTCCTCGGCCGTCACGCGCAGGGCACTGGCGTCGCTCTCGTCATCAGCCAGGAGCGGCGGCAGGAGCGGCGCAACGCCGAGCAGCCGGCCCGTGCCAATGCGCTTGACGTGCACGTCCACGCGATCCCAGCGGACATCGATGACGATGCGCTCGATCGTGTCCAGGTCGCTGACGACCCCGGCGGCTTCGAGGGCCTTCGCGAACTCGCGGCCCATGATCGGCTTAGACACCGCGGTGCCTCGCCTTCCGGCCGTGCCTGGTCCTGGCCTCGTCCCACTTGTCCATCAAGGCGATCCCGGGTGCCGGGTGCGCCGCCTCGCCGGAGCCGACCGTCCGTGCGTACCCGCTGCCTTCCTGGAGCACCTGCCCGGCCGCCTCCGCGATGGACAGGTCATGAACCAGCGGCGGGATGCGGTGCTTGAAGACCGGAGCGGCGGCCGAGTAGGTGCTGGCCGTGGTGCCGAGCTGGCCGCGCAGGACGCTGTACTGCCGGAACGCGTAGATCGTGGCCCCGGAATGAGCGGAGAGGGTGGTGCCGTTCCACGACCGCCGGACCGTGACCACGCTGCCGACGATCTGCTCGACGAGCATGTCCTCCTGGTCCAGGACGATGACCTCGCCGGCGTTCAGCGCCCCCGATCCGGTCGTGGTCAGCGCCTGGTCGCTACTGCTCGCCGTCGTCACGCCGCTGCCCGACTGGGTGAGGCCGGTCGTCACCGTGGAGACGTCGGTGATCAGGATCCGCTCGCCGGTGTAGGCGCCGATCGCGCCCGCGTATCCGTACGCCGCGGGGAACGGGGCGGCGGCCTGGCCGTAGCCCAAGACGATCAGGTCGCCGGGCCCCGCCTGGCTGCCGTCCGTCGTCGTCACCGTCGCCTGGGTGGTACTGGTGACCGCGACGGCGAGGTCCCCCGCAGGGTCCGCCAGGGCGCCGTAAGCCCATGTCCCGCCGATCGCGATGTTGTGCTGGGGGGTCTGGCCCTGATTTCCGAAGGCGTAGCTCTGGGAGCGGTCCAGCTCCAGGTAGGTGTAAAAGGGCCGCCCCTTCTGCGGGTTGTTCACCGGCTCCAGGTAGACCGCATTCAGGGGAATCGTCACCCCGCCGGATACCAGCGATGTCATGACGGTCAGGTCGTTCTCGTTGAGGTACAGCCGCCATGGTTCGGCGTACTGGCCGCCGCCGGAACCGCCCTGGGCAGGCCAGTCGAAATAGCGGGTGTCATCGCTCGGGAAGAACACGCGGTGCATCTGGCCGTCGATGTTGTCGGCGGCGGACATGTTGGCCCGGTCCAGGGCGGCGTTCACGTCTAGGCCGTCTTTGAAGTCGATGCTCCGCTGGATGTCTGTCCGATTTGCGTAGCAGGCGCGGCTGATGGTCATGGCGCGGCCACCGCCTCGACGGTGCGCGTCTCGCGGGCCACGACGTCAATGCCGACCTGTCGGCAGCGCGGGCACTGGAACTGGATGCCATCGCGGCTGACGCCCGTCACGGCGCGGCCGGACAGCCAGATCACGCAGCCGCAGGACAGGTACTCGATCAGGACGTCCATGTCACCGCCCACGCCTCTTCGACCACCATGCCGGGCCACTCGGACGGGTTGAACGGCTCACCCCATGACCACAAGCCGTCAGGGGCGGCGAGGAGGGTGTGCGGGCCGGGCATCTCGACGCCAAGGATTAGGCTGGTGCCGTGGACTGGACGGAAGCCGATGAGGTCATCGCTTTCGCTGAGATCTGGCTTGAGCCGGTCCCGCAGCCGCTGCCCGAATGGCAGCGGCGGGTAATCGAGCACCTCTTCTGCGAGCCACGCCGGCCGGACGCCTCCTAGCCCGAACCGCCACGCGGCCTCTAGCGTCGCCACGATGGACGCCCCCGCCTCCGGGTCGCTCGCGGTGTGCCAGTAGAGCGCCAGCACGTCCTCGTCCGCCACGCGGACGCCCTGGAGCCGCAGGGACATCGCCAGCGCTTCCGCCGTGCAGCACCCCACGTCACCCGGCGAGAGAGTCCGCTTCTTCGTGGTCGTGTGCTTGGCCGTGGCCTTGTGCTTAGTCGTCGTGGCCTTGTGCTTGCTCGTGGTCGTGTGCTTGGCGCTGGAGGCGGGCTTAGCCGCGGGCTTAGCCGCCGAGGCCTTGGCGTGCGTCGCGGGCTTGGCGGCCTTCGCCTTGACCGTGGTCTTCTTCACCGCCGCTCACCCGCCCCAGGGGCGCCAGTGGTCAGGGCAGCCGCCGGCGCCACGTCAGGCCCGGTCCGCCACAGAGGTCACGACGGTAATGCTAGCGGGTGGGCCGTAAATTCTTTCGCTGGCAGGCCATGACACGGGAAATCTTGCTGTCCCGCTGCTCAGGGACGGGGTTGCGGCGGAAGATTTACGGGCGCATAGGTGTCGTATAGTCCCCGGGATAGGACCAGCCGCAATACGGGCAGTACCGCTCCTTGCCGGAGCCGCTGGCAGTGGCCGGGGCGTAGCGCAAAGGCTCGCCGTCGACCGGGCACGCCACCGGCGGCCGGGACACGAACGCCTCGAACTCCTGCCGGGACTGCTCGAAGACGGAATGCAGTCCCCACCAGGAGCCGGTCTCGGGCTGCTCGCTCACCTAGACCGCCTGGACAGTCATGGTGACGGGGCCGCCGGTCTCCGACTGCGTCGGGGTCGTGGACGTCTGGCCCCATGCGAACATCGACGCGGTAGAGCTGGACTGGCAGCACCACAGCAGGTCAAGGTCATACGACGCGCCCGGCGTCAGGCCGGTGACGTAGAAGACCAGCGTGCTCATCGCCATGACGGCCCCGCCGGGCGCGACTTCCGCGCTGTAGCCGATCATCGGCGTGATCGTGCCGCGTGCGGCCAGGCCGAGGGAGATCGTGTCACCGTTGGTGTTGCTCTGGAGCATGCACTGCACGGTGACCACGACCGAACCCGACGCGGGCGCGGTGAAACTGCCCGTGCTGGCCACCGCCGAGACCAGCGTCACCGTCCCGCCCGTCGAGACGGTCCCGGTGGCCGAGCCGGAGACGTAGGCACAGCCCGTGAGCTGTCCGGTTACGGTGCCGGTATACGTGCAGGTGGCGGTAGTGGACGACGTAGCCACGGTGAACGTCCCGCCGCCCGGCGGGAACGAGGTCGCGTTCGCCACGTTGAGCACCCCGGCGGACGGGGTGCTCCACGACGCCACCTGGCTGATCTCGCCGCCGTTGCTCCCGGACGCGACAGTGGTGGCGATGCCGGTGACCGGGCCCATTGCCTGGCTGGACGTGGTGAGCGTGGTCCGCGATGACGGGGCGTACTGCGACGGCGCGGCCAGGTAGCTGCCGGAGCAGAAGTGGACGTGCTTCGCGTCGGCGGCCAGGCCTGAGCCCCCTGCCGCCTGGGTGCCGGTGGGCTGGATGTCAGAGGCGGTCCCGTCGAGCTGCACGGCGCCCTGCACGCTCGTGGTCGCGGCGGGCAGGTCCGCGCCGAGCAGCGTGCCCCACGTGTTAGCCCCGGTCGCCTTGTAGATGCTCCGCCCGCTGCCGACGTCCGTGCGGTGGTAGGTGTCGCCCGTCACTGACCCGGAGATGCTCGGTGCCCCGGACCCGGAATAGACGTGGCCGCCGGCGCCCGCCGTGGTGCCGGGCTGTACCGCGCCCGTCGTCGGGTCGACCTTGCAGGTCATCGTGCCGTAGTTAGCCGTGTATCCCTGGAGTATGGCCCCGACGACCTGGAGGAACGGCGTGGTCCCGGCGGTGTTCAGGTTGACCAGATCGCCGGAGGCGGCGTTCTGGATATGCCATGCGCTGGCCAGGGCGCCGGTGATGGTCTTCACCGGCCCCGGGGCCTGCTGGACGGACAGGGCGCCCCGGATGCCGCTGCTCGTGCCGGTCCCCTGGTCGATCCGCACCGTGGAGTACTGGTCGGGGCTCGTGCCGCCGAGCGGGTCGCCGGTCACCAGGCCGCCGGTGGCGACGGTGCTCGCGCCGCCGGTGCCGGAGACGTAGGAGACGCCGTTGAAGCTCGGCGTTCCGCCACCGGTCACCGACGTGTAGGTGCACTTGGCGTACCCGCTGCTGGTCTGGACGTAGACCGTGCCGCTGGCCGGCCATCCGGTGGTAGTGCTGACAATCAGCTGGCTGCTGGTCAGGGAGCTGACGGCCTGCCCGTTCGACCCGGACGCCACAGTCGGTGCCTGCGGGTTGCAGTGCACGTCGACGCTGGAATGGTTGCAGGACACCCAGGCCAGCGCGGCGCTGGACCGGCCCGCGCCAGCGAAGTTGTCCAGTCCGGTCGAGGAGATCCGGCAGGAATTGGTGGTGAACGCGAACGAGGATGGCACGCCGGGTGTGCTGCCGTCGTCGCCGAGCTGGATACCCGCACCGGCGGCCGCCGATGTCACGCTGTTGTAGAACACCTTGCTGGCGGACAGGTCCAGGTTGCCCCTGACCAGGATCGCGCCGTACGTGGCGCCCTCGATCGACCCGCCGGACCATATGAGCGTCGAGTCGGCGATGATCCCCCACGAGGCGCCATTGCCCCAGGAGTGGCAGCCGAGGCACTGCAGGCCGCCGCCCAGGAAATGCTGGGTGGCCCTGTCGTCCTCGGACCACAGGTTCCCGGCGGTCCCGGCGGTGACGTTGTTGTCGAACCAGATGCACCCGACGGCTACCGAGTCGTGGGGGCCGCGGTTGTGCCAGCCCCAGCCGCCGTTAAAGCAGCACTTGACGCCGCTGTAGACAGACTCCATCGAGTCGGGGTTGGAGCCGCCGTAGGAGATGGAGCCGAGGTAACCCCATTCGGTCCACATGCCGTCGCTGTAGCAGTTGGTGACGGTGACGTTGTGCAGGGAGTGGTCGTAGCTGTAGACCCGCAGGCCCCAGGACGGCCCGGACTGGTTTGCCCGGTTCCCGTCGATCGTGCAGTCGCGGATGGACCAGCCGGCGATGCCCGCATAAGAGCCGGTGCCGGTGAGCGTGCCGAAGTTCGCGCCCTGGACGACGTCGGCGTTGCCGGACGCGGCGAGCTTGATGGTGGTGACCTGACGGCCAGCGCACTGCCAGGTGATGCCGGACTGCTTCGTCAGGCCGGTGACCCAGTATGTGCCTGCGCTGAACAGGATCACGCCGCCGCCGAGCCCGGTCAGGCCGTTCTCGATCGCCGTAATGGCGACCTGGTCGGTCGCGCCTGTCTCGTCACCGGACGGCTGCGGCGCCGTCACTGCGGCCGGGTACAGCCACACCGGGGCCGCGCTGGCACTCCCCGTGCCGGCCTGCGCCAGCAGCGCCTGCACCGCTGACGTGTTACCGGGCAGCCTCGCCGGCGCTCCGGCCACGCCGCCGTAAATCGTGTCCCCGAGGGTGGTCGTCACCTCCGGCATGTACGGGTAGAACGAGCTGCCCGACGCCACGGGGACAAGGTTCGACATGACCTGCGAGACGGCGGTCACCGACCCGGACCCGGTTCCCGTGCTCGCCAGCGCCGGCCCCCCGGCGGTGGCCGCGAGCTCGAACGCGGAACCGGACGCGCTGACCACGTAGTAGGTGACCCCGGCCGTGAACCCGGCGGGGACCGACCCGCCGGACAGCTGCACCCCCGTTCCGCTGAGGTACGCCGTGCCGGATCCGGTGAAGACGCACGGGGTGGCATGGGTCGCCGTGAACGTCATCGGGTTCGCGGGCAGGAAGAAGCTGAATGAGGCTGGCGGGGCGGCCTGGCCGGAGAACGCCGCCCCCCACGTCCACCCGGCGGGCGACGGTCCGCTGCTGTCCGTGGCCAGGAGGCTGACCTGCGGCAGTCTCCCGGCGTGGAACACGGCCGGGACGGGGTCCTGGCCGATGACCTCTACCCCGGCATCGGTGAGGGGCGCCGACGGGGTGAACGCCGCGCTGCCGGTGATGACCGGGTTGCCCTGCCCGTCGTACAGGTCGAGGGTGAGGGCAACATACTGGAGGGTCATGTCAGACCGCTTGGACCAGCATGACCGCCGGGGCGCCCGCTGACTGGATTGCCGTGCTGGACTGCCCCTGGCCCTCGATCGTCGCCGTCGTCGTGGACGTGGCCGCGCCCAGCAGGTCCAGCTGGTAGCCGGCGCCCGGCGTCAGGCCGGTGACGTAGAAGACCAGCGTGTAATGGTAGTTCCCCGTCTGCGGCACGGTGAGGGTGATCACGTCGCCGATCACCGGCGTGACGGTGCCGTGAGCGGCCAGCCCGAACGCCACGCTGTCGCCGTTCACCGACTCGTTCATCACGAAATCCGCGGTGACCACCACCGAGCCGGACGCCGGGGCGGTGAAGGCGCCCGTGCTGACGGCCGAGCTGACCAGTGTCACCGTCCCGCCCGTGGAGACGGTGCCTGTCGCCGAGCCGGAGACGTAGGTGACCCCGGTCAGCTGGCCAGCCGCCGTCCCGGTGTAGGTGCAGGTGGCGGTGGTGGAGGAGGTGGCCACGGTGAACGTCCCCGAAGCCGGGAACCCGGCCGAGGACGCCACGTCCAGGACCCCGCCGGACGGCGAGGACCACGACGCGACCTGGCTGATCTCCCCGCCGTTGCTCCCGGACGCCACCGTGGTGGCGGCAGGCAGCCACGGCGCCAGAGTCGTCGTGGTGACCGTCAGGGCGGTGCGGGTGGACGGGGCATAGGCGTTCGGCGCGCACAGGTAGCCTCCGGAGCAGAAATGCACGTGCCCGGCGTCGGCGGCCAGGCCGGTCGATCCGGCGGCCTGCGGCCCGGTGTTCTGGATATCGCCCGCGGTCCCGTCGAGCTGCAGGATCCCCGCCTGCGCCGTCGTGCCCGTGAACGGCTTCTCCATCCGGCCGTCACCCCGGTCGAACCGGGCCTGCTTGTCCGAGACGATGCTCTTCGCCATGGCGCCCCTCCTGCCCTGCGGCCCGTCAGCCGCTCTCGCCGGCCTTCTTCGCGGGACCTGACAGCGACGGGGCAGCCTTAGCGGCAGCCTTCGGCGCAGGGGCGGGCTCAGCGGCAGGCTCCGGGCCGGACCCGGGCTCTGCGGCCGCGGCCGCAGGCTCGGGCTCCGCGGTCACCGCGGACTGCGGCGGCACGAGCCCGGACAGGCCGGACACCGCGGCCAGGTCTTCCGGGTGCGACACGCCCCCGCTAACGGTGATCTTCGGCACGCCGTCCTCCTCGAACTCTTCAGAAAGGCAATGGGGGCAGGCCAGCAGGCCCACGGCGAATTTCGTGCCGCAGCGGAGGCAGGACAGGAGGGCCATCGCTAACAAACAGCCCCGGCCACGGAAGCCGTCACGACGGGACTGCCCGAACCGGTTGCAACGCCGCAAAAGCCGTCATCTGAAATGCCTCCCGTTACGTGTGCGTGTCCAGGACCACGACCGGGCTGACCGACTGGCCGGCCTCCGTCGTGCTCGCCGACTGAACCCAGTACCGGCCGTCGACCCGCGACCGGACCCGGAAGTACGACTCGTCGCTGATGAACTGGGCTTCCTGCGACCGCTCGATCTGCATGACCTGCCTGTCGCCGATGAGAAAGTTACGCAGGTCGGCCAGCGCGACGTCTCCGGTGGTCCCGACTGCGGGCTGGTGGTCGGTCACGACCGCCGGCAGCCCCAGCATGTTCGGGCCGATATTGTGCCCGTCACCCATGCTGAACCACCCGGACGGCGGGATCGGCGTGGTCGTGGCGCTGATGGTGACCTGGTAGTTCAGCTCCAGCAGGTAATCCATCGCCGACGACGACAGCAGCCACACGACATCCGTCACGCCCGGCGTCAGCCCGACCTGCTTGCTCGCCGGGTGCAGCGCCTTGAACATGGCCACGACATCGAGGAAGTTCACCTGGCTGCCCGTCGCCCGGTCGATACCGACCGCGCACGGCGCATTGATCAGCGACTGCGGGCAGCCGACCCCTGTCCCGCTCGTCCCGATGAAGTAGTCATCCTCCACCCACGCCAGTCCCATCGCGATCACCCTGGCCAGGAAATCCCCCCACGCGCCTGCCGCGTCATCCACCAGCTCATTCGGCGCGGTGCACAGCGCCGCCAGCTTCCGCGCCTCCAGTACCACCCGGCCGAACGCCGGCGTGGACTGCGCAATCGCCGCACCCTCCTCGGTGAAGCTGAACGTCAGGCCCCCGAGCGCCTGCGCGCTTGACGCCTGCGACGGGTTGTCCAGGAGCGGCACCGGCAGCCGCAGCGAGGCCATCGGCAGGACAGCGCACCGCGGCCTCACGATGGCAGGCGTCATGTACGCCAGCACCTGGGCCCGCAGCACCTCCGGGACGAGGAAGCCGCCCTCCGCGGGGACGCGCTCGCCCATCGCCGCCGCGGCGTTCGCGATGTACTTTCTCACCGAGGAGTCGCGCGGGTTGTTCACCGCCCGCAGGAACGCCGCCCAGTTCGCCGCCCACGGCTGGCTGTCGAGGACCGCGCCGGGGGCAAGCGGATCGTGCAGGGCCCGCCATCCTCCCGGCGTAGCCTGCGGCAGCAGGTCGAGGACGTCAGCAGTCACTTCGTCCCGCCGCCGCCGGTCGTCGGCTTCGCGTGATCAGCCGGGTACGTGTCCGAGCTGGTCCCGCCCGCCGCCGGGTGGTTCGTGACCGGCACCGCGTCGACGGTCGGCGGGGCGCCGATGTTGATGATCTTCGGCATTGCGCTCCCTTCCGGATGTCAGGCCGCTGGCCTGCGGTTACGCGTTGGGAGCCCTCAAGTATTTCGGGTTGCGCTGAACGGCCAGATCCTGGAGGATCGCCGTCACGATTCCGGACGTGCCGGGCACGACCTCGACGTAGCAGGAACCCGCCGGCAGGTCGTCAGCACCGACGTAGAAGGCCACGCTGCCCGATCCGATGGTGATAGTGCCCAGGTTGGACGCGAGGTCGCCGGAGTCAACCCACTGGCTGGTGCCGTCCTGGGTAAGCTTGGTGTAATAGCGGCTGATGGGGTTGAAAGCGGTAAATGTCCCGTTATGGGTGCCGCTCATCTTGACGATGAAGGTATCGCCGGCCTGCGCAACACCCCAGCAAATAAACGTCACTCCAGCGGCGTCCTTCAGCGACACCGCATCGACGGTGGACGCGTGCTGGCTGATGGCCGGCTCCACGTCGAACAGCCGGCCCAGGCCTTCTCCTAGTGCCATTACGCACTCTTCCCTTCCTGGCGGCGGGCCGCCTCGTTGATGTCGAACAGTTGCCCCTGAACGGGCTGCGTTGCCGCGCGTGCGGCAACCTCGGCCTGCGCCGCCTCAAGACGGTCAGCGGCGAGTCGCAGGGCCTCCGGGCTGTCGCCGAAGAGGCCGATTCCCGTGTTGTGGTTGCTGCACGCGACGCCGCGCACGCACTTGCCGCACGTCTTCTGTCCCGGGCAGCAGGTGTGATCGTGGTCGACGTGGACAGACCTCGGACTGTCCAGGTCCAGCAGTTCGCCGCCGATGTAGCACCGGCCGTCCTGCTTCGCGATCCAGTCCGCCATGCCCTCGGCCGAGAGGCCGTACTTCCACTCGCGATCCGTGACTGACCGCCACTCGGCCCGTCGCCCCGGGTTCTTCTCGCGCCACCGGCGGGAAGCCTCGATCGTGGGGCCGGGGTCGGCAGCGTACCTTGCCCGGTTCGTCTCCCGGTTGTACGCGCGCCGCTCCTCTGGGTTATCCCAGTCAATCTTGCGAGCCCGGTTGTGCCTTTTGCAGTCGCAGCCGGGAGGGCACTTCCTGCGGCTCTGAGGCATGTTCATTCCCCTTTGCGGGAGGGTTAGGCTGACACTTCTTCGTGCATTCCTAATAGTACCCGGAAGCACTGACATTTCTTCGCCGGTAATCATTGCCTAACCCTCCTTTCAGGGTCTTCTATGAAAGGTAAGCCCGCAGGTCAGTGGGTGTCGATGAGAACCAGCGGAGAAAGCGTGCTGCCGCCCGTTCCCTCGGGCGTAATGACACTCTGAAGCCAGAAACGACCGTCGAGGCGCTCAATGATTCTATAAGCCATGAGGTCGTTTGCGAACAAATACTGGTCAGAACTCGCGACCTGCATGGTTTGCCGATCCCCCACTAGGTAATAGCTGAGGTCGACAAATGTCAGCGCGCCCGCCGAAGTGGTGTTACCCGATCCGCTGGACGGCATTTTCTCGCTGACGATAAGCGGCCGGCCCATCAGCTGGTAGTTGACCCCGTCGCCATTCCCGCCGCCGGGGTGCCCCATCGCCTGCCCCGCCATCAGCCATCCGGGAGGCGCCACGGTCTGGGTGGTGCCGCCGGTGGTCGCGACGGGCTGGACGGCGAGCTGCATCAGCTGGAGCAGCACGTCGGGGGAGCAGATCCACACGGCCCGGTTGAGGCTGGAGGGCCACATCCGCGCGTAGGCGGTGGCGATGTCGATGAACGCGATCTTGTACTGGGTGGAGCGGGTCACGGTCACGGCGGCGGGGGCATTCAGGAATCCCTGCGGCTCCCCGACACCGGTGCCGGTGGTCGCGGAGCCGATGAACGCGACGTCCTCGAACCAGGCGATGGCCCGGGGGAAGAACATGTTGAACCAGGTGTCCAGCGGCGTCACGCTGTCCTGGAGCAGCTCGTTCGGGATCGTGGTGTAGGCCGTCAGCTTCTTGGCTTCCAGCACGACCCGGGAGAACGACGGCGCCGACGCGGTGAGCGCCGCGCCTTCCTCCGTCCAGTAACCCACGACGCCGCCGTAGACGCTGGAGGAGTGCGAGGTGTCATCGATCGCGGGCAGCGGCACGCGCAGGCTGTCCATGGGGATGATCTGCGCCCGCGGCCGGACGACCGCCTCCTCCAGCGCGATCATCAGGATCTCGGACCGCAGCACCTCCGGGACGAGGAACCCGCCTTCGGCCGGGATCCGCTCGGAGAGGGCGTTGTGCAGCTTGACCTTGTAGTTCTGGTACTTGTTGATGGCCTCGATGTCGCCGCGCTTCTCCGCCATCCGCTCGCCCATGTAGACGGCGTGAATGAAGGTGCCGAGCGACTCGGCGTACACCTCGTCGTCGACGGAGGCACCCAGCGCCTTGGCGTTGAACAGGCCCTGCTTCTTGGCCTGCTTCTTGGCGTTGGCGAGGTCGGACTCGTCGATGGCCCGCGTCCGGCGGGAGTCCAGGACGGACAGCGCCTGGCCCGCGCCGGGCTTCCACCCGGCCTGGGGGCGGATGCCCTGCTGCTCCCAGCCCTGCATGGCCTGCTGCATGCCGAGCTGCATCTGCTCGCGCATCTGCGGCGCCAGGCCGGCGCCCTTCTTCGCCAGCGCCTTGGTCATGTACGTGCGGTTGAACTCGGCCAGCTGGCCCGCGGCGAGGATCTCGCCGAGCCGCT